ATGACCATAATACCCTCATACCATACATCTATTTTTTTTTCTACTTTTTCAAACTCTCCCTCCTCCATCATTTCTTGTGGTGGGTTGAACTCATCATCTTTTTCTACAGTTTTAAAAGTGCCTTCAGCAATCTTTTTCTTTTTGTAAACAAATGAATTAGTGGTTTTGTAATTAAAATATAATAATGTACAAGTGTCTCTGTAAAACATACTGTTCTCATACATAGCAGCTACATTATAGTAATCGTACCATGCTTGACTATACTGAGATATTTTTTGCATATCATCATTTGTAATTGTAGGATCTATTTTAACTAACTCACCAATTGGAACAGTCTTGATCTCTCCCCAATAAAAACAATCTTTAAAATATGGATCTTCTGTATAACTATAAACCACATTAGCAGGATCAACGTATTCAATTCTTATACCATCTCCTTGTTGAAATGTTTGTTTAGTTATACCAATACCTAAAGTTGTAATATCCCTATCCACTCTTTTTCTAATTGATGGATAATCATTTTCTTCCAACATAGTATTGATAGCTACTTCATTAGCTATTTCAATACCAGGTTTGTAATTCAATTGCATGTACAATTCCATTTCAGCATCACTCTGTGGTAATGTTTTTGGATTTACTTCAAAAACTTCTAACTGAAAATCTTTTTCAACTTGTCTAAAAAGATCTTGAGCAATAACGTTTCTTTCCACCATTTTTTGAAATTGATTTCTTTTCTCTGCTGACATAGCATCCATAGCCATACAATTGACTTTGAATAATCTATCTGACATTCCGTTGACTACAATATCTACAAACTTAGGTATGATAGGTACAGGAGTCCAGTCTAAATTAAGATATGATAAATCACCATCAACTGATAATTCATCTTTGTATTTAGCGATTGACTGCTCTCCTCTTGCGTATAATCTTAAACGATGAAATTCATTCCACTGATTGTAAAATCTACAATTGTATCCATCTTTTTTAAACCATTCATATTGAATAGCCTGCCCGATCTGTAAACCAAATTCTACAGTTTTTTTCTGTTTATCAGAAACATATTGATCAGGAAAAGCAGCGGCTTGAATGTCTATTTCTACTTGCTTCATCTAATTAAACGACTTTGTGTACTTGCATTATTATATCTTGCAAAGTTAATACTTATTTTTGATTTTTGTTTAGATGGTGTATATAAGTGTTTTTGATTAGCCATAACAGCCAGCCCAGAGCTTATAGCAGCATCATACTTTGTTCTGTTTGATATATCAAACTTTGCCCAGTCCTCTAAAGTCCTTTGGAAAAACATAGTACCCATATCTCCTGAGTCTCTATAATGACCTTGAAAATCTATACCAACATGCTTTTCAATATATGATTCTATTGCTGATGCATGAGATTGTTTCACATCTTCAGAAGTGTTAGGTATACCACCTAATTCCCTTTCTGTTTTGGATAATTTATTGTAAGTCTTATCAGGCCTGTTCATTGAAAAACCTCTGTACCCTCTATTTTTTAAATGATACAGTAACCTTGGTTTGTTATTCTCAGCAAGTATAGGCATACCATAAAAAACACAAGCCATCAAAACTTCTTCAAAAAATATTTCAGCTGTTTGTGGTCTTGCAATATATTCTAAAAAAAACTCATTGCTTGGGGCTTCTTCCATACTAAACTTCGTCATACCATGTAAAGCACCGTTTGAACCTTTACCAACAACTACTCCAGATATATCATATGAGTCACAACCAAAAGATCCTATGTGTTCATTACCCGGATATTTTATTCCATTCTTTTCTACTATATTGTTCTGTAAATGTGGAGGTGGTGTCCAGCTAACTAAAAACCTACCACTTTTATTTGGTGACCAAATTACTTTAGAATCTTTAATACCATTATCCCAGAAGAAAGAACCTCTTGTTAAATGATGAGACATAATTAAAGAGTCATTGTAATCAATCTGTTGATATATCTTGGTAAGATTAAATATAGATTGTTTACTCTCATCTCTAAACGCATGTGATTCTGTTCTTGGAAACTGTCTGTAAAATTCGTTTAGTGCATCTGGATCTTGAGATAATGAGTTAACTTCATTCTCCCAATAATTAATAGCTCCTAAATATATATCCTCACCATCTATACCAATAACAGCTTTATCTGGGGTGTTTAAAACAGGCATACCATATCTATCTATGTATCCCTCAAAGTTCCATTCCATTGGAACGAACAATGAATACAATCCACTTTTTGTTTGTCCGTTTGCGTTTCTTTTTTGTGGATCAGAATCTTCATATAGTTTTTTAAAATTAGATCCTCCTTTGTCTAAGGCATTGGATGTAGATCCCATCATACACTTACCAATAATACGACTACCTAATCTTAAACATGTTTTTGTTACTCTCCAGTTGTTTAATATATTATCTGGCTTCTCCCATTTACCACTTTCATCATGTAAAAGTAATTGTAGTTTTTCACCATCATAACTATTGTCCCCTGTATTTTTCCAATCAATAGTTGTGTCTAATCCTTCCAATTCTTCATCAGCTAACTTATGCATATTTTTCTTTGTTATCTTAGATGCTGGCACACGATATGCTAATTCAGTCTTAGGTTTATCCATACCATCTTGAATTGGTTTGAAAAAGAAAGGATAGTTATTTGATATGGGTACAACTTTGTCAGTAAACATTTTTTTTGCATCTGATCCAGTCTTAGAAAGTATACCTATACGAGCATCTTTTGTAATCGTGGCTTGGTTCACACCCTCACATGAGCTCATAAAAGAAAAACCTGAACGTCTAATTTTTAAATAACACATTCCAAAACTTCTTTTATCAGCTTTACACGCTTCCCAAAAAATATAAAATATTCTATTGGCTTCTCTAAAATCTGGTAATCCTACATCTATCTTTGTCCATTGTAAATACATATAGTGAGTTCCAGTTATATATGTTGGGGTACCATTATTCATAAACCACAAGCCTTGTTCTCTTCTATCAAATTCTTTTTCAATATAATCTACCCATTGAGATTTAAAATTATCTGGAGTTTCATGCCACTGAAAAATAGATTTTATTCTATTTAGTTCTCTGGATATAGGCACAGCTTCCCAATATTGCTCTTCTTTATTTTTAGATCTTTTATAAATATTTTTAGGAGCTTTTGGCAAAGCTATTTTTAGATTATTTATTTCTATAACATTTTCTATTTGACCTGTTTTAGATATAACTACAACATCATACTTTTCATTGTAACCATACAACCAAGTTTTTGCTCTGTTTTTATTTGATAAAACAGCTTTAGGAATATAATTATTTACAATCCTATATAAATTATTTTGATCTTGATTCTGCAAATCCTTGTAACGTGTTAGTTTTTTTCTCTGCAACATTTCCTTCTAACAAAGCTTTTTCCTCTTCGATTTTTTTCATAATTTCAAAAGCATCCATAATACATAATTTTTTAGTAGCTGCCGCATTCTTTAATCTATCAGCAGCCAACTCGTCATCTTTATCATATTTAATTATATCTTCTTTAGCTACTTTAATTAATTGCTTTACCGCTTTTTCACCTGCCTCTATAATTTTTAGTTTTATTTCTTTACTATTCATTTTTTATATTTATAAAACATTACATAAACTTGTCTTCCTTCTTTCCACGACATGTTTGGATATTTACTATGAAAATAATTTGCTGGATAAGATATAATCCTATTTTGCTCGTATCCAACAACTGAAACTAATCTCCATTTTTCTAATTGTTCTGAATCTAATTCAATCATTTTATTATACTCATCTTCTGTTACATGGTGAGGTAATTTTTTACCATATATATCATGCTCCCAAAATGCCGTTCCATGCAGCTCCTCTCTTTCACGAGGACTCATATACAATACAGCAGCACGATCTGGTTTTTGTTGATTTATAATTAGATCAGAATGTATACGCCATTGTGTATCTAAATTGTCATTTGATACTCTAAAAAAACTTAAGATATTTTCTAAAGGCTTTTGTTCTATTATACTAAGCTTAGTTAAAATAAAATTCGTAAATGACTTTGGAGATTCTTGTATATAAAAATTTTTTTCTCCTGCTTTTATTTTTTGATACTTACCTTTTTCTAAATATGATGTTGCTAAATCAAATAAGTTTTTAGGAATAAAATCATCAAGAATATATATCATAATATCATAGTTATATTGTTAGTAAACATTCTATAAAGCTTCTCACCATCAACAGTAAACTCGTATTCGCTTTCAGGTGTAAATGATATATGGTCGCCTTCTTTAACTCCTAAATTCTTTAATTCAGTATTAATATATTTGATTACACCACATAATGGTTCTTCTTTACAATTTTTATATATAGTAGATTTTTTTGTAGATAATGGTTTTACAAAACAATACTTGTCATGAGCATGCCATTTGTTATTTTGTTTATAGAGAAAAAACTGCTCACTATCAACTAAAAACAAATTGTCTTTCAAATAGCTTCTACCACTCTTTTGTCTTCCGTACATGTCATAGTAAAATTTAAAAACATTATGATGAACTAATAAAGTATCTCCAACACGAATAGGACCAGTATAATTTATAGGGGTTTCAATGACGGTGGCATATCTATTTGACGCCATATGATCTTCTTGAGAAACACTTGTAATTAAATCTATATCACCTAATTGTTTCGTGTTATCATATCTCCTGTTTTTCACAGGAGTTACAATAAAGTTATAAGGAGACCTCATTAAAAATTAATGTTGTATTCTATTGATATAGGTAAGGTCATCAAGAACTCTTTCCACATAAAAATCTCTTTTTCTTTCTGTATCCAGATTTTATATGAAACCTCAGTTGCTTGTATAAGATGTATAGTGTGTGATCCCCCTAATATTTCTTGCCCAACGATATAATGCATTGAGCCAGATTTATAGTCTGATCCGATTGATAATTTTCTAATATCCATTTCATTTAATTTAAATTTAACTTGTTACCATTTGAATTGATATTTTTGCTTTCATGTTTAGTGCAGGCTCACCAGCTGGTGGTGTGTAATAGAAATATATTCCATGCCCAGCAGGAATAGAGGGAAAACCTCCTTCATCAGGTGTTACTGAAAAACAAGATATTTGATTTGCTTCACCTGGAATAACAGAAGTAGATATGGTAGTAAAAGTTGTGCTTGCTGGATCACATGGATCAGCAACCCTAAGATAAAATGTATACTGACCAGTAAAATCAGTTATCATATTTATATCTATCGAACATGGTGTCATAACATCCACACTCGGATCACAACTCCCCGTATGAGGATTTATAAATATAAATCCAGCTTGACGATCTATTTGTGATGGTGGAAAAGTAGCGCTTGGATTTCCCATTAAGCCGTTTACTATTCTTGTGGGCTCAGAGAAAAAGTTTGTATCATCAATACCCGGGAGTGTAAAAAAGTCACCCGTAGCACCATCTGGTTTTACTAATGATCCACTTTGACATACATCTACATTGTGAACAACTGTATCTATTGTTGTTGATGTTGCTGGGACTTGCCATGTTCCATCTGCTCTCAAAAAGGCAGTAGTTTGGGATGCCGCTGACGAGTCAGGAACATGACCTACTTTTGCAGCTCCATCGAATGCCATTGATTTAACTGTAACAGCCCCTGATGTGGGTGTTATTACAATAGGTGTACCCGATGATGTGCCTGGTGTAATAGCTGTTACCGATGCTACTCCAGCGCCTGACGCTGGTTGCCAAGTCCAACCTCCTGATCCGTTAGCTGTTAATATATCCCCTGCGGCTCCTGTAGATCCGGAAGAATATTCTTGTATCGATGCAAAGATTCCTTTATAAACTTTTATAGAGTTTGATATACCTGTTAATTCTATACTGTTAGCAGCTGTATTTCCTTGAGTTAAAACAGAGGCTAAATCTTGCGTGCCTCCAGCTGTTCCCCAACTACCATCACCTTGTAAAAATGTACCTGCCGTTCCACCTGCTGGTACATAACCTACATTAGATCCTCCATTATAAGTATGAGGTCTTATTTTAACATCTCCCGATGTAGGGGAAATTGTTAAAGGTAATCCGGTTGAGTTTGTAGGGCTTAATAAGTCTACTGTGCTAACCCCAGCCGATGAAGACCATTGAACGCCTGTTCCAGTCGAGGTTAATACTTGACCAGCTGTACCCACGGAAGCACCAGCCCAAACTGTTCCGGTCAGTGCTATACCCGCTGTACTTTGGAGGGTTCCGCTTCCTGAGAATGTATTGTTTCCACTAAAGGTATTATCACCAGCTGATACGATTGATGAAGTGCTATCTAAATTTAATGGTGATGTAGCTGTTAGGTTGATTCCTACAGCGGTAGCCACATTGCCTTTAGTTAAAACTTGTTGCAGAGTAGGGGTAGGTGGTGTTGGTAGTGATGACGACCATTCTATTCCAGTGCCAGCAGCATTTACTGTTAGCACTTGACCAGCCGTTCCCGTAGAACCAGAATAGTCATTAATAGCAGAAGTAGCATCAAAATTTAAAACAGATGATGGTCCCAAAATAATATTATCAGCAGTTGTTATTGTACTACCAGACGCTAAAGTCATATCGGTACTATTAGACAACGCTAATGTTTTAGAAGCACCAGCCATATTAATACTACCAGTAGTATTTAAATCCACAGACGTTGTATTTCCAGCACTCATAGTACCTTGTAGGTTACAACAACTTGTAGCACTTGGTGTCTCCCAAGTAGCACATGCTCCTGGACCTTGTGAAGTTAATACTTGACCAGCAATACCAAAGCTACCTCCTAATTTTATTTGACATAGATCTAAATATCCAACACCAGGACCTCCTAATAAATTTATATTTCCTGTAAGCAAAATACTTCCGCTTGCAGTGTTACCAGTAGAAAGAACTGATTGTAAACCTTGGTTTATACCAGAGGCACCGGTTAGATCACTGACTAAAAACGTTACTGTTTCATTGTCATTACTAACATCAGTTCCAATGATATAATCATCAGCTGCTGGTGTAACTGTAGGATATGCGGTGGTGTTTTCTATTTTTGCCATAATTAAATGCTTATTAATCTATACATAATATCTATAGTTAAAGTTCCATCTCCTCCAGTAGGATTAGCTGTTGTTGCTTTGAATAATATTTCGTTATCCGTTGGAATTGCAGGACTAACACTCAAGTTAGTTGTATCACCAACTAACTTTGCTGAAGATGCAGCGCTGGATAATGCATTGTACTGAGCAATATGATTTGCAGTAGCTGCACCTGTACTTAAAAAAACTTGACCTGCAACTGTATATTGTGTAGAAACAAAATTTAGTTTGAATAAAATACTAATTGGAACAGTGTAAAAACCAGTGGTTGCTGGTATAACTGTAACTGGATTAGTAAAGCAACTTAATATTTCAGCGGATGATAATGTTTTACTTATAGTTTTAGTTCCAAAAAAAGCTTGGAAGTCCGTAACTTTTGCTGTTTTAGTTGCATCATTGTCTGTTACATCAGTAAGAATTACAAAATCATTTGATGTTGGTATTACATTCGGATATGCTGTTGTATTATTTATTTTCGCCATCTTTTGGTTTTGGTTTTACTTCACCAGTTTCCATGCTTATTATTGTATCCTTACCATAAGTCTCCGCTAAATTTTTCTCTAACACTTGAAACTCTGTCTTTATTTCTTGAACTCTCAAAAGTAAAGTATACTTTTGTAATTCAGTATCTCCTAATTGAGATTTAATTTTTGTAAACTCTGTATTTAAATCTCTCAAAGATTTTAATTCACTTTCTTTTATTTTCTTTGCCATTGTATTGAATTTGATTATTAATACTGCAAAGATAAGAAAAGTTATGTTATATGTTTTATTTGGATTTGCTCTTGGCTTTTTCAAATGACCTACCACCGAAGTAGGCACCAATAACAGTTATAAGAACTAATTGTAACAGATCAGTCCATTTTTGCTCTACCTTAAAATTTATTGCACCAGCATCAATAAAAATTAAAACCATTGTGCATACAACTAAAAATATTAAAACTAAAGGTCTAACATTTTTACTTAACCAGGAATCGCTGGACATATCACTACGCCATCTTTCTGTTACGTTCTTTTGTATTTCAGCTTCAGCATCTATCAAAATCTTTTTCATTTCCATTTCAAAAGCTGCCTTTTCTTCTTTTGTTTGTATAAACCTGTCAGCAATTCCAGCTACTTTATCAGCGACATTTAATCCAGCATCGCCTAAAATTTTATTTAGTATACTCATTGTTTTTTTCTTATGTATTCTAATATAATATCTATTTTCTTTTTAACCTCCTCCATGTCTGATGCGTTTTTTTCATGGTATTTTGAAAATTGTCCCTTTACTTCATATATACTAAAAACAAAAAATTTATATAAGGCATATAGGGCCCCTAATAATAGTATTAATGGTAAACCGTATCCGTCTATTAACTTTAAAATATCTTCCATTAGTATTTACCTTGTCTGCTTTTTGGTGAACTTTTTGTTGATCCTCCTTTACCTGCCCATAATGTTTTACAAGCCCAGTATCGAGCCGTTAGTTTTGATTTGGCTGATCCACATCTGTGTCTGGCTCTAAAGCTCTTTCTTGCAGCTGCTGAATAATTATGTCCATATCCTTTTGCTCCAAAGTGTATAAGCTTTTCTTTTCCACCCTCACAACCTTTGACCATTCTTTTTTTACCTGGTCGAGTAGACGGTCGAGGTTTATTACATGGCATATTCTTTTTTGACATAACATTATGCGTTTCTTACTTTTGCTTTTTTAGTATTGCTTACAAACTGTTTACTTCTTCCGTACTTCTTTTTCTTTCTTGCTGTTTTTGCTCTTTCAGCTTTTGATAAGCTTCTGGCTTTTGCTAAAGGTAAACAACGATCAGGATTCTTTTTATCTTTACTTGTACCACATGGTCCCTTTATAGAACCATCTGTTCCAATACGAACCCATTTTTGTTTTACCCAATCTTTAAGAGCGCCCATTCTTTTTCTTAGTTTTTGAAGACATTGATTTTAACATTCTATCTATTTTAGCCGCTTGGCCTTTATGCATAGCTGATGCCTTTCTTAACTGAGAAGCGATTTCTTTTAATTTCTTTTTATTTTCCATTATGCTTTTCCTTTTGCTTTTTTTGCATAGTTTGGATCCTTACAGTATTTGCTTGCAGCTAAGTTAGCATAAGCTGAAGGGTATCTATCAAATGTTCTTTTTGCCCAAGCTATTCCAGCAGCGCAAATTTTATTTCCTTTTCTTTTTCTTCTTTTTTTTGCCATAACTAATATAACCACATAGCATCAGACTTATCTGAATCGTTATCCACATGTAGGAACGACTTGCCAATCCCAATACGTTTGAATCCAACATTTACTAATGCTCTTATTATTATTGACCTCATCTGAGATGTAGAACAGAAAATATCTGCTGCACATCCTTTTAAATGTGAACTTTTCGATGAGGCACTATAACCTTTTCTTAATAGTTCATCATTGTATTCCTTCGTCCTAAAACCTGAAGTAATTTTAAAAGGTACTTCAGCTTCTTCTCTCGCTAAATCTAACATCTCTAAAAACTCTTTATCCATATGTTTACCCGATCCTGGTTCATCAGGAGAATCAAATTCTTTTAGGGTAAAGTATTTCATTGTTTTTTTATGTGATAAAATTTATATAGAGTATATGCTATTGCTAATGCAAGAGAAATAAATTGTAAGATCTCATTGCATTGTGTTAAGTTTAATCCAAGTGCTCCGCCATTAGCAGCCAACACTCCTACTGTATCTTTAATTTCTGGTTTCATTTTGTGAGGATTCTAATGTATATTTAACTTGTCCACCCCATGTTGTTGTTATTGTCCAATTCATGAATACAAATTTAGGAAAAATTTTATTAAGATTTTAATCTTCTATAACCCAGCCGCCACTAAGATTATTCGTGATGTTTAACATGCTTGGCACATCATACTGAGGATAACCATCTACTACGCTTGGTTGGTTATCTGAAGGGTATGAAACTAAAAATTCAGTTCCATCTTTATTTATTCTAACAGAATCTTTATTGGTTTGATATACTTCATATATCTCACCGGAATCTGGATCAGTTCCAAACTTAATACTATCTAAAAGGCTTATTGGTAATATAGAATATAATATCATGGTGTATCAGTTTGTATATCAGATGCGGTTTGATTATTCATGGTCATATCTATTGCAGTCATGGATGCTCCTCCAGAAATACGTTTTACCTCAACATCAGAAATTGAACCACTAAAATTAGTTGTTGCTCTAAGTCTTAAAGTAGATCCAGTTGCGACAATATATAAAGTATAAGATGTGTTTGCTGTAACAGGACTTATAAATGTATAACTGGTTGATAATGCTATGGCAAAGTTTCCAGTCGCATCAGATAAAGTTTTAAAACTAATTTGATATAAATCACCAACAACTGCACTTATATTTTGTTCTAAGTTTCCTGCAACACCAGGATTATAATATCTGGCAAATCCACTTCCAAGTGTCCAACCATCATCTGGAGACCACTTATTGTTAGGGTCAAGTTCTTTTACAGACACACTGTTTATCACTCCATTAAAATTACCATTGTTACTTATAAAATAAGTTGCTGATATAAGTGTACCGGTATTAAAACTAAATGTATGTAGTCCAGGTGTGCTAATAGGCCCAGTTGAGTTGGCGGAAGCTCGAGAAATAATTCTAAAATTACCACTAACTACACTCTTTACATCAGCTTGAACCTGATATGATCTATCGTTTTGAAATATATTAGAAGCAAAAAGCTCTGAAGCAGTTCCTCCTAATTTCAATCCTTTTAACCCATCGATTGTTAAGGTTGGTGAATTAACTATACCTCCATTAAAATCATTAGTTGAGATTGTAGCAAAGAAAGGTAACTCCTCAGCGGTTATTTTACTAACCACAATTGAATCTCCTAAATTAGTGTTTACAGATCTTAAAGTAAGAGTAGCTGTTTGTGCCCTAAATAATCCAGTATAGGTACCAGGGACTTGCATGTTTTGTAAGAAAAAGCTGGCTCCACCTTTAAGTTGTAAATTACCACTTCCTATTGAATCAACGACTACTGTAAATTTATATGTTTTACCAATATCAAGAACACTTGTTTGTACTAAACTACTATCTCCAGTTATTTCTTCAACAGCAATAGAAGTAAATATAGCAGTGCCACTTGCTCCTCCTTCACTAACGTATAAGTCAGAACCGTTTGCAGTAAATACTACTGAGTTCGTACCGTTTAATATTGCTCTTGCGACACTTGAATCACCAAACTGTTGCCATTTCAGAGTTCCTGATGTGATTCCACTTAAGTCTGTATTATATGTTACTTTGTATTTCTTACCACTTGTCAGTATGCCGTTTTGTCTTAACATAATATCAAAACCACCTGTTACTGTTAGAGTAGCAACATCTGTCAATGCTTGTTTAGCTGCACCACCCACTCCAGCATTCCAATTGTCATTTGGATCAACTTGTTTTACTGACACGTTGTCTATAGTCAAATTAGTTATACCACCATTTAAACCACCATTTCTTTTAAAACCAATAGTAGTAACTCCTGTAATATAAACAGTATGTGTGCCAACAGTTGATGTTAATACTTGATTGTTTGCTACGATTTGCAAACCACCGTTAGTATATGATGTTATTTCATAAACTAACTTATAGACTTTACTTGAATCTAAAGTAGCACTGCTATTTAAAGGTGATAATGAACCTGCTCCTGTTAATTTTGCTCCATTATTTTCCAGAGACCAATCAGAGCCAAAACTCCATCTGTCGTTAGGATCAGCTTGTTTTAAACTTAGTTTACCAAGTTTTATAGTAGAATTATTACCACCATTTCTTACCCAAGCAGTTGTACCATTTGATACATAATATGCCTTATGCGTTCCTACCGTATTAGTTAAATAAATATAAGTAGAACCGTTAAAGACTCCGAAAATTGAACTGTTAGAATTTTCTAATATTTCATATTCTAAAACAAAATTTTTACCTGATGGAATAGTTATAGCAGCATCAGTGCCGTTTGTAAAATTAACTCTGCCGTCAAAACTACTATTATCTTCGTTAACAAGATTTAAAACACCATTTTCTATACTAATACCACCATCAGGACTTCTAAAACCTAAAGTATAGCTGGTATTTGTTACTGTACCACTTATAGAAAAATCACCATTAGTAACTAACTCACTACTTAACTCTTCAAAATCACCATTCAGAACTAACTCACTACCTAATTCATTAAACTGACCGTTTTGAACTAAGTCTGATCCAACTACTTCATTAGTGTAAGTTACAGTATTGTTATTAGTATATTTCCAACTATTAGTAGGATTAGATGTCCAGTCTCCATCTGGATCAACTTGTTTTACTGATATGCTGTTTAATGTAAACGCATTGTCGGTACCACCTGGAGATACAAAAATTCTATTTACATTACCGTTAACACCTGTTACTGTTGAATAAATTATGTTTTCTCCGTTTACTAAATCTGTATTGGGTAAAATTACAGTTTGGCTATTACCACTTGCAAATTTTAAATTAGCATTACCACTTGATATTGTAATATTTATTACTAATTTATATGTTTGTCCTACTTGTGCTGGAATTGGTGTGCCAAAATTTAATCTACCAGTACCACTACCAGTGTCTTCATATATGTATAAACCACTTGCATCATCAAGTGTCCATGGCTCTGTTATTGTAGTCACGTCTGAAGGATAGCTTACTTGTTCACTACCTAACTCATCAAAGTTGGGGTTTCTTACAATATTATTTAGTATTTGAAACTCAGGATTAGTTATAAGCTCAGTTCCTACTTCAGTGAAGTTTCCGTTTTCAACCTGATTACCACTTGTTGTTGTTTGCGCTTGGTCAATAATTGTTGGGAATGATGGTGGT